GAAGAAAAAGAATTTAGATTGGGTCCAGCTTAGGGTCATTGAACAAATGAAGAGTATATTTAGAAGACCTACTTCAAATAAGTTTTTTTCTAGAGCCGAAATGTTTATCGGTGATAGTTTATATAATATGTATACCCTTCCTGAGATGATCTTTCATCGTTTTCAAACAGTATATGATTCAGAGTCAGATACTTGTGTTGAAAAATCCAGAATAGTATGGTGTGTTCCATATGTTATCGTTGCTTTAGAGAATTATTTCTTTGGAAATATCTTTAAAAAGATCCAAGACCATTCCGTGGCTTCACATATTTGTTATTATCCTATTGGATTAACGAATTATGATATCGGAAGAAAGTCTGTCGGTACATTGAGGGAACAATTCAGAGTCGTAGGAAATGAAAATTGTAAAATATACAGCTTAGATTTTAAGAAGTTTGATTCTACTATACCCAATTGGGCTAAAGATATCTTCTTCGCTATAAATCAATCTCTTATTGTATTAAATAAAGTTGAAAAATTAGTTTACAATTATTTAAGAATATATGTAAAATTCCCACCTTTCATTTTTGAAGAAAAGGTTATGTTTAAACTTAAAGGAATCAGTTCAGGTCTACTGATGACTAACATTTTTGACACATGGTGGAATTTAACGTTACATTTCTTCTTAAGAGTTATTATGGAGTTTTATCCTGAACAATGTTCAGATATACTTCTTGAGAAATTTACATTTGACAAGATGTTTTTTGATATTAATCCAGTCAAACATGATTTTCTTATTTCACCTCCCAATGTTAGAGTCCTAGGTGATGACTCAATTTTCTTATGTGACGAATACACGTTAGAGTTATTTAAATGTATTTGTAAGATATTAGGTATGTCTGTTGGAATTAAACACATCTGTGAACATCCAGATGACGATATTTTCTTTTTAGGAAGATATTGGAGAAAGGATAACAGACCCTTCCAAACCGAAGCGTACATGGCATTAAGAATCGTGTACACAAAATGGTATGATGATAAAGAAATCCCATTTGATATTAAGGATTTACATTTGAATAGAATGTTAAGTATTTGTTTGCCACTTATCGGTGGTAAGGAGTTTCTAGATAAATACCTGTTTGATTATAAACCTTATCAAAAGTTTTTAAAGACTAGAGAGGGTTTCATTTTTATCAGGGATTATATGGAAAACCAATTTAGATTTGTTGATCATTTTGACGCGTTCGATGTTGATCAGTACTAAACTAGCCTAAGAA